TTTTCTATCTTCATATTACCCTCTTCAACCCGTCTTTGTAAGTCCATAGCTCTTAAATCTAATTCTCTTTGTTTTAACATAACAACAGGATCTTGTTTTTGGTTATCCATCATAGTTTCATTCTGTGCAAGCTCTGCAGTTATCTGTGCAATTCTTTTTGCTGTCTCTGAATCAAATATTGCTCTAAATTGTTGTTGATTTTGTTGCATCAACTCCATCATTTGTGGATCTTGTTGCATCATAGACATAACTTCAGCAGAAGCTTTCATAGAAACGTGTTGAGAGATGTGTCCTTGTAAATTTGCATAGACCATAGGGTTAATTTGAACCATTCTAGTTCTCATAAACGCAGAATGCGCTGCAATATGTGCATCATGGTCTTGTTCTGGAAAAGCTGTCATTGGTAATGACTGTAATGCCTCCATATTTTCTATTGCAGGGTCTTTTGGAAACGGTTTTGGGTCTGGTTTTAGTATTTGAGGTATTTCTTTAGTACCTAAAGCTTCATAAACACGTCTATAAGCCTCATGTAAGTTGTGAAGTTGTGGATTTGACTGAGCAATTTGCAATTGTGTCTGTGCTAAGGTCACTCTTTGCGACATTGAGAAGATATTTGGGTCTGCAACCGGTAAAATATCTACTCGATCGTCAAAATCTTGTACTTTAATGACTCTCTCAGCCCCGTACACTGCGTATGGATACTCAGGTGGTAGGTATTCAGCAATAACTGAACTTAAAAGTCTAAATTCTTGCTTCATTGCATAGTAACAACGCTTATGAATAGCTGACATTACTCTAGAACCTCTTTCTAAAAGTGCAATTGTAGTACCAACTGCCGCCGCTTGGTTGCCATCGCCTACTTGTTGGTCAGCAATTGATGCAAATCTTCTTCCAGCATCCACACAAAAACCTAAAAGGTTAAATAAAGTTGTGCTTGGTTCTTTAAAAGGTAGTAATTGAAACTGATCTCTGATGTTTCCGCCAGGTGCATCTACATCTCTAAACTCTCCAGGCTGTATTGGTTGGTCATCATCTCTAATTCTCATACCTCTAGACTTAAATCCAGCAGGTAAGTTAGATAATGTACCTGCATCTAGTAACTGTCTTAATGCAGTAGTTGCTGTTCGTGACAGGCCACCGATCATATGAATTAAACCAAAGCCATAAAACCCTAATCCTGGTAAAAATTTAAAGTGTGAAAAATATTCTTTTCTTGTAAATTTAGCATCACCTTCTTTATAGTTTCTATAAATAGATAAAATTTTTCTTGTAGATTCTTCTATAGTTACAATATAAGGAATTTTAATATTAATTTTATCTTCTTCATTTTCTGCAATATAATCAGATAAATCTAAATCAACATGCATTTCTAAAACACTGTAGATGTAGTCATTTGTTTCAACAGCTTTAACACCTTCTAACTCATTGTACTTATCTTTAATCTTGTTATCTTTTTTTTCTGGCTTCATCAGTTCTACTTCTTTGTAAAAACCTGTAGCCATTTTTTTTAACAAATCATTTTCTGATTGTTTTAGTACGTGTGTAATTCTAGGAGCATCTTTTAAATCTGTTGCAAAATAAGGAACCACTAAATCTTCTGCAGGAATAAATTTAGATACAGCTCTTTCCAATAATGCATCATAATATATTTTTTTAAATGCAGATCCTGCTAACGGTAGATAAAATAATAATTGATCAAACTCTGGAGTGTATTCTTCCATTTTTTCCATGATCTGATAATTCATGAAATCTTTTACTCTTTCAGCTTGAGCTTCTACTGTTTCGTTTTGTAATCCAACAATTCTAGTTTTTACTGGTCCATCACTTGGTAGTAGTTCTTTGTAAGCTTGTGCTTGAAACTGTGTTACCGCTTCTGACAATAGAGGATGAGTGACATTACTAGCTCCTTTGAATGGTTGAGTAGTTGACTTGTATTTAAATCCTAAAAGATCTAAACCATTTGTATAAGTTTCTTCCCATTCTTTTCTAGATTCTTTATCACTTTGATACTCAGAAATTAAATCTGACGCAAGTTGCGATAAAGCTTTGTCATCAATCGTCTCTGCAATATTTGCATAGAAATCCTGTTCAGGTTCTTCAGTTACTTCTTCACCATCTTCAGGTGGTAATTCAACAACTGCTTCCTCCTCAACATCAACTTCTTCGTTGATTGGGTTTTCAGTTTCAATAGCCATTAAGTTATTAATGTTTTTTTATTCTTTCCTAATTTACAAGATGCTTTAACATATGTACCAGTTTTAGCTTTCATCATGCCACCATATTTAGCTCCGTCCATTGAACCTAAACCAATACCTGAATAATCTCCAGCTAATGTTCCACCCATTTTAGATGTAGCATTTTTTCCTGGACCCATATTAAGAACTTTAGTTGCCGCAGCACCTATTTTGCTCATAATACTTGTGTTTGGTTTTTTCATTGGTGCTCTAACACCTTTCATAGCCATGTTTGATGTCATAAGTTTTCTTGCTCTTGCCATACGATCACCTTTTGGTAATCTTGCGCCACCTGCAGCTCCTGAAGATAAGAATTTATCTGATCCTTTTCCTGCCATGGCTTTACTTGCTAAATAGGCTGCTCCAGCAACTGCTGCCGCTTTACCTACTTTTTTTAATTTCTTTTTTAGACTCATAATATTCCTCCTATAGAATTATCCGTACAGTGTAAAGCATTTTGTATATAAAATCTATAATGGCCCCTTAAATATATTGGTCTTACTTATATCATCTGGATTACTGTTTTTTTCGTTTAATTTTGCAAAATCTTCTAATTGCATATTCGCTTCATCTGCATTTGCAGGTGTTGTCTGTAGCACCATTCCTATTGTTGCAGCAGGTAAACTAGCCATCGCATTTAAGCCCTTCATCGCTAAAGGGGTTAGATTTTTAATATTTAGTCCTAACGTTTTTAATATATCAATTTTTAATCTCCCCTTGTCAGCTTTATCAAGTAACCCTAAATTACTACTACTTGTACGATTCGTGCTTGGCTGACCTGACTGATCAAATGCTTCCATTGATCTTTCAAAAGTTTCTTTTGGAATTTTTGCTGATTTAATTATAGCAGGAAATTTATCTCCAGCAGCTTTTGCATACTCTAGGTTATCTGTCACAAATCTACCAACTGTGTCTGCAGTTTTTCTAAAAGGATTTAATGATACATTTTCTCCTCTAAAAATTTCTACTAATACGTCTTCTATACCTGCCATTACAATAATCCTTTAAATATATTGGTCTTATCTACAAACCCACCAACCTTCATATAAGCTTTCATTGGTAATAAAAATTTCTTTAACACATCATCTGATGCTATAAATGTAGGCACCATCTCATATAAATCTGGATTTTCAGGACCTATTTCTTTAATAACATATCTAATACTTCCACTTTCTCCAAAAGAATCTTTTTCTCTTATCTTTAGTAAATCTTCTGCTTCATCTAATGTTCTAGCAGCACCTATATGGTCTTCAAATATATATTGATCCCCTATTTTTTTATTGTAATGTTTTCTACCTAATCTTACTACATCATCACTACCCTTCATGGTAACTTCTTTTATTAACTTAAAAGGCTTATCTGGATTACTTTTAGGCATAGGAGCAATCTCAAACTTAGCTCCATATTGATTAGCTAATTTTTTTAATGGTGCAACCATTGTAGCTAACTGATTTGTTTTTTTTAATCTTCCGTTAGCATCTCTAATTACTGCCTTACCATCCATTAAGCCGTAGTTAATCTCATCTCCAAGTTTACTAGTTCCGCCAGGCATCTTAATTCCTTTGTTCATAGAAGAAGGTACAATAGACAAAGCATTAATATTTCTTTCTGCCATCGTTCGTAACATACTCTTTGCCACATAATCTGGCCAAGACTTAGATAATGGAGCTGCTGTCGTTTCTTCTATTTGTGATCCTTGTAATAGTTTAGACATTCCAGATTTTTCTAATTGACCTATCTCATAATTAACTCTTGCTAGTTCTTGTCTTTGTGATCTAGTTAAACCTGCTATCCCTCTACCAAGTTCTTCATAAGGAGCTCTTTTTTCTAGCAACTCATCTCTTTGTTTTTTTAATATCTTAACTGCACCATCTGTATTAAATGGATTTTTTTTACTTGAAAAATAATTTTCTCTAGTAGATGAGAAGAACTAAATTGTGGTGAGTGTACGTCTGTCTGTGCTTCAGATACTCTTAAATGTCTTGAACCTAATTTAGGATTAGGTAAGTCATCATATCTTATAAAACCTATTTCATTATCTACAAAATGAGCACCGTCTATTTGTTTAAATCTACCTCCTAGAACATTTGGAACTGCTCTAGGAAAAAAAATAACATCTTCTGTATAGTTTTCTCCTGCTTGTATGGCGTAACTTGTTTGACTTTTGTAAGCAGGAAAATATCCAGAGTCAGGTTTTTTATCTTTTCTAAATCTTAGAGGTGCAGGGAGGTCTATTTGTTTACCATACTTGTTATAATCACCTACTGACTTATTAAAGCTTTGTAGTATTCCTGAAAAATCTTGTGGGTTATCTACTTCTCTTCCTAACTTAATTAATTTATCTTGTACGGCAGTATAATTACTTGAACCTATAACACCTTGTTGATTTTCTAAATTATTAACTATCATTCTTAAATCAGATAAAATATCTCCTGAAAGCTCATCAGTTAATGTAGTTTTATTTGGAATTTTATTTGAAGCAGTTTTAAATTGTGTAAAAACATCTAACATCTCTGCTTCTGGATCTCCCCTAACTCCAAATCTTAAAGTCTGTAAACTGTTGATAGGAGAGTTTCTAACCATACTTAATAAAGTATCTCTATCGACTGGAATGTTTTGGTCATCCATAACTTTTAGAAAACCATCTACACCCTTACCTTGTTTATCAAACTTAATTAAATTTAATTCTTCTAATTCATCAGGGGTAACTCTACGAGAGACACCGGCTAACGGACCTGTTGAAACTTTAAGATCTGCTCTGTTTGCTTTTGTTAACCAATCTGTCCACTGCTTCGCTGTTCCTTTTTCAAATGGTGCTTCCATAACTCTATCGAAAGTAG